AGAAGCAGAAATTTCTGTAAATTCACAATTATTAACAGAAGATATGGTTGAACATGCGGTTATAGAAGGTGCAAATACTATTGTTACCGAATCCAATTTGGATTTAGTTGGAACAGTAGAGCACGCAATTCACAAAGGTTCGACCACAATCGATGTTACATCAGAATTATTTGTTTCTTCTTCAAAAACAGCTACCCATGAAGGGGGGTCTGGCATATCGGGAACTTCTATAGTAGAAGTTTCTGGAAGCGTTACGCATGCTGTTATAGACGGGGAAGTAGCAATAACTATATCATCAGAATTATTTGTTCTTGCTGAAACAGCAGGATTGCTTGAAGGCGTTGCTAATATTAGGCAAGATTCTGAATTATCAATATCTGCTACAGTTACTCACCCTGTATTTGAAGGAACTAGCGAAATAAACGCTTCTTCTGAAATAGCTATAGTGGGCGAAGTGCTTCATCCCGTTTATGTGGGTGAAAGTGAAATATTGGCTACATCCGAAATATCGATTGTTGGCACAATTGACCATTTGATTAATGAGGCACTAGCTGAATTAGATATTACATCAGAATTAGGAATTACAGCAGAAGTAATCCATGCGATTATTGACGCTATGGCAACCCCTGATGTAAACGGGGAGCTTTCTGTTGAAGGAGAGGTATTACACGCAATATTAAATGGTGAAACTTCTATATCACTGGCTAGCGAACTATTTGTAACAGCGCAGTACGGCGCTATTCACATGGCAGAAGCTAATATTGAAACCATTTCCCAATTAATTATAAGCGGTATAGTTATAAGACTTGCACGAGAACAAGTTTATCTCGTTGAGCCGGATAATCGTATATATAAAATAAAACCAGAAAATAGAGTTTATCGCCTTGAGGTTGAAGATAAAGTTTATGAAGTGAGGTGGAAATAATGATTGAAGATTCAGTAAAACTAAAAGACCCTTCTAGTGTTTTAGCATTTGCCTTCGATTGGTCTGATTTAATAGCTAGTGGACTATATACAGATGATGTAATTTCATCGTATACCCTTGCTACACCTGACGATGGTATTGTAATAACAAATGACTATAATACATCCGCTTCTGTTATATTTTTCGCTTCTGGCGGGGAAATAGGAAAGCGATACAGAGTTGTTTGTACAATAGTTACAACACCCGGCGGGGAAACAATCGAAAGAACAATGAAAATCGATGTAAAAAATCGGTAAAATATGGGGGCGGGTAAAACCGCCCCGACTTTATAAAACAGTCATTTTAGAAAAATTATTAATATGGAGGTGTAGTATATGTCTGAAACAAAAAAGTATCCTCTAGGAAGAATACCAAGTCCTCTTGACCCAAGGGATTATGACCTACGTTCTTTTATACCTATGATTAAAACCGATATAGAAAAGCACGAAAGCGATTGGGATTTCCCTTTGAAGTCATTAGACCAAAAGGAGACTAGCCATTGCGTTGGCTTTTCTGCCGCAAGCTGGGGTATAAATTCCCCAACAAATACAGTATTCGCTAACGCCGATGGTCATCGATTTTATTATGAGTGTAAAGAAATAGAGGGACAACCCGGAGAAGAGAATGGGGCATATATTCGTTCCATAGGTAAAGTCTTAAAAGCTAATAAACATTTAGAAGCATATGCCTTTGCCCCTGATATTAACACTATTAAATATTGGCTTCTTTATAAAGGACCGATTATAGCGGGAACTATTTGGACGGAGGGGATGTTTACCCCGGACGAAAATAATGTAATTCATCCTAAGGGAAGTTCAATGGGCGGACACGCTTATTTGCTAAACGAATGGCGGGCAGACGATTATATCGGTATTCAAAACTCATGGGGAGAATCATGGGGAAAAAACGGAAAAGCATATATTTCAAAAGAAGATTTTGAAGTTATATTTGCTCAAGGCGGGGAAGCATTAGCCGCCGTTGAAATTGTAAAATGTCCACAAGAAGTAGAAGAAACGGAAAAGAAATGTTGGCTTGTGGAATTTTTCAAAAAATTTTTTAATTGTCTTAAATAAGAAAAGGAGAAATTATGGCACTTACAGCAAAACAAATTTATGATTTAAATAATTCAAATGCGGCAGCACAGAGGGTATCCTTAGGCTCCTTCCTAATGGGCGTAGGCGGAGAAGCCGGCGTTTATGTTGTTACACCGGAAGATATAACAAGTGGTTCAGTTTTAATTGAATTCACTGGCGGAAGCGCAATAGACACTTCATATGCGGTAGTTGGAAGAGGGTACGAGGACGTGGTTGGTGTTGAAGCTACTTCAAGTGGCTCAATTTTGACAGTAAGCGGTAGTGTTCTTGAAGCCGGAGATATTGTAAACTATTACATGCGCTAGTCGCAAACCCTAAAGGAGTAACATGGAAAACACGCAAGAAAATACATATTATTGCCGGAAATGCATGAAGCTCCTTCCCGAAAAGCACTTTTATGATGCTACTGACGCAGGGCTTATAGATAGTAATGGTAAATTATCTGTCTGTAAGCCTTGCATACAGAATTTGTATAATGGTTTTTATGAAGAGTATGGGAGCATTGAAAAGTCCTTGCATAAACTATGCATGTCTTTAAATATAAAATTTTCAAATGAGGCTGCTTCTGCAACCCAAACCCAAATAACTACTTTTATAGAAAGCGGTAAAACGGTTCGTAATGTTTTTGGTATATACAAATCAAAACTAATTGCCGTAAATCCATCAATGGATAAAAGCGCAGATATGGATTTAACATACTCTGACGTTGGAACAATCTATGTTGATAAAGAAAACATAATTGAGGAAGCCCCTATTCCAAAAGACGTAATTGATTTTTGGGGAGCGGATGTTCCAAAAGAAGATATTAAATATTTAGAAAACGAATATATTAATTTTAAAAAAACTCACGTTGCCGAAACATATGCGGAAATTGTTTTATTAAAACAGGTATGTTATACTATGCTTGATATAAAAAGACTAAGAGCAGCAGGGGAAGACACGGGCACTCTGGTAAAAGAGTTACAAGCGCTAATGAAAACGCTTGCGGTTTCTCCTAACGCCACTATTACAGCAAATACTGGCAATAAAAATTCGGAAGCATTTGGGCTATGGATAAAAGACATTGAAGAAAACGAACCCGCTCAATGGTTACTTTCAGACCCCAGAGGGGATATATACAGAGACGTTTCGAATGTAGACCAATATTTTCAAAAATATATTGTTAGACCTTTGAAAAATTTCATACAAGGAAGTAAAGATTTTAACGTCGCAGAGGAAGGGGAAGATGACTTATTCATAATAGATGATGAGGACATGCCTGATTATAACCTTATAGATGACGGGGAAGTTTGAGGTCTTATGGGAAAAGCTAAATCTAAAACTTTTTCACCGAGATTGGGAAAAATGACAAACTACAGCAGACCGGGCGAGTCTATAAAAATGCTGAGTAATTCTGAGATAGAAGAAAAAAGAAAAGACCGGATAAAAAGCTGGGTAACTTTCTATAGAAAAAATATGTCTATATTTATAGAGCATTATTTCGGGATAAAATTATTTCCTTACCAACGCTTTATGATTGAACTTATGGCTAGAAGCACCGAATTTGTCGGAATTGCTTCTCGTGCTAGTGCGAAATCTTGGCTCGTAGGCGCCTATTGTATAGCCCGATGCACTCTTTATCCCGGGACAACAATTGCGCTAGCCTCCTCTACCAAAGCACAGGCGGGGTTGATTATTGCGGATAAATGTGTCGCATTAAGAAACGACCACCCGAATGTTGCTAGGGAAATCTCTAATATTGTTACAAACCAAAACAAATGGGAAGTCACCTTCCACAACGGCTCCAGAATAAATGTCGTTGTGTCCGGAGAATCGGGGCGCGGACATCGCAGTAACATAACAGTATTAGAGGAAAGGCGGTTGATACCAAATATCATTATCGACTCTATTATTCGCCCGTTTTTGGTGAGTCGACAGCCGCCTTATATGAAAAAACCAGAATACGCTCAAATAGAAGAACTTAGGGAAGAGCCACAGGAAATTATTATCACCAGTGCTCACTATAAGTCTGCTGAATGGTATCCTGAGACAAAGAAATTCTTAAAGAAAATGGCAGAGGGAGACCCCGATATAAAAGGGTTGTTTTTAGATTATCCTATTTCTATAAAGCACGGTATAAAAACAAAAAAGCAAATGATAAATGAAATGGATACATTAGACCCTATTACGTTTCTCATGGAATATGGGAACATACCATATGGTTCTTCGGCAAACTCTTTTTATAAGTTAGGATTATTTAATAGAAATATAAAAAGAGGATGGCGACCAATAACCGAGGAAAATTATGTCATTACAAAGAAAAATCCGTATGATATAATTAAAGTTCCAGACGAACAGCGTATTGTTTCTGTTGACATTGCTATGAGAGCGGGTTCCACAAACGATAATACTATCATAACTTGTGCCAGATTGCGCCCAAGTCGAAAAGGATGGATTACGGAAATTTCCTACATGGAATCCCACAATGGAAAAAATACATCTTTACAATCGTTGAGAATAAAACAAATTTATGAAGAATTCCAAGGTGATGTATTGGTGCTAGATGTGGCAAACGCCGGGATAAAAACTTGTCCTCTCAACGGGTGACTGTTGAGTAATAAATTGCGGAATTAAGCAGGAAAACCCTGAAAAGGGCAACCCGAACCGAAGGCTAATTTTAAAAAATTAGTCAGGGGCAACGCATAGAAGATGAACCTCGAAAGAGAATATAATTCTTCCAAGAGTCCGCGATATGTATGGAGGGTAAAATGATTATTACAAAAAAAATAAATACAAAATGGAATTCTAAAACAAAACTATATTACGAATCTCTTGGTTATCAATTTACAAAAATGGGAGATTCTTTTTCTGTTCGTATCTCTGATTTGAAAAAATCAAGCCACGAAAAAATTCTAGTTGAGTGTGATTATTGTCATCAACAATATTATTTAAATTTCTCTGATATAAAAAGCTCGCCACATGCTTGCAAAAAATGTAAGCATTTAAAAGCGCAGAATACTGTAAGAAGCAAATATGGTGTAGAAAACATAATGTTTATAAAAGAATTTAAAGAAAAAAGAGACAAAACAATATTTGATACATATGGTGTAAAAAACGTGTTTTCTTTAAAAGAGACAAAAGAAAAAATATATAAGACAAACATGAGCAAGTATGGTAAAAAGAGTTTTACTCAAACATCTTCTTATAATAAAAAGAGAAAACAAACCTGCATTGAAAAGTATGGCGAAGATAGTCATATGAAAACAAAAAAATACAAAGAAATGTTTACAGGAAAAAATAATCCGGCATGGAAGGGCGGAATACATGATAAAAGATGGGATAGGCTTCAACCAAAGTATAAACAATGGAGAGAATCTGTTTTTATAAACGACCATTTTTCTTGTAAAAAATGTGGGGTCGTAGGGGGAAAGTTAGAAGCGCACCATATCTTTAATTGGAATGATAACCCCGATAAAAGATATGATATAAATAACGGAATTACATTTTGTATAAATTGTCATGTTGAATTTCACAGAAAATATGGCAAAAAAAATAATAATAATAATCAAATAAAAGAATACCTACATACATAAAAAGATATGCTGAACTATTAGGTAACTAATAGAACACGAGGATAAAAAGCCACGTGGATAACAAATTGAAGTGTTTTTGACACTCTTTCCTCAATAACAAAAGATGAAGTAAGAGGGATAGAATACCCCGCGTATACGGTCATGGACCATAATAAAATAGACGCCCGAGTGTATGATGAGCTTAGAAATAGAACTCTATCACAAAACGCTAAAGAATGTATATTTCCTATTTTTGCAAACTCATCTTTAAATTCTGAAATTGCCGTTTCTTTTAGAACCAGATTAAAGAAAAAACTTGTTTATTTCCTAGTAGACGATAATGCCGAAGAAGAGTTTTTAATAAAAGCAGGGAATAAAGATATTCTGGACCAATATGACACGGGAATAAGAGCTTATTTACTGCAATCCCATTTACAAACTACATTGCTAATAAACGAGTGTATTGCGTTAGAGATGGTTCTTATGAACGGAAACATAAAACTAGTTGAGCCACCCGGAAGTCGAAAGGACAGATATACAGCAGTTTCATATTTAAATTATTATGTAAGCTTAATGGATACGGAACTCTTGAGAGAAAAGTATACTTGGGATGACGAAACTGAATTCTTAGCTTTTTCAAAAGTATATTAGGAAAGTAATAACTGTAGCAAATAGGGTCTGCAGCCCAAAAAGCATATTCTGAATGCCTGTTGCTACAGTATTATATAATCAGAACTTATTACAGAGATAAGGAGAAAAATGACGGCAGGAATATATTGTATAGAAAATACTATTAATAATAAAAAATATATTGGTAAATCAAAGAATATTAATAATAGATTTAGATATCATAAAAGGAAATTAAAAAATAACATTCACGAAAACTCGCATCTTCAAAATTCTTGGAATAAATATGGAAGCGATTGCTTTTTATTCTATGTAATAGAAGAATGTGATGAATTAGTACTGAGCGAAAAAGAAAAATCATATATCATACATTTTAACTCTAAAAATAATGGGTATAATTTAACAGATGGCGGGGAAGGCGTGTTAAATCCGTGTTCTGAAACTAGAAAAAGAATGTCAGACGCACAAAAAGGAAAAAAGGTATCCTCGGAAACCAAAGCATTGCTTTCAATTGTTCATAAAAATATATCTAATGAGACAAGACAAAAAATGCGCGACGCTAAGGCTAAAATGTCAGAAGATACACGAAGAAAAATATCTGAAGCTGGAAAAGGCAGAACCCCATGGAATAAAGGTCTTGAAACCCCACTAGAGGTAAGAGAAAGAATATCACAATCTGTTAAAAAATCTATTACACAAGAGCAGCGAGAAAAAAATAGGCAAATTGCAACCAATATGGTTAGAAATGCCGAATATAAGAAAAAGATGTCTGAATCTTTAAAAAAGTATTGGGAAAATAAGCATAACCTCTCTATATTATATAAAGATTAGGAAGGAGGAATAGTTGGAAGAAAATAAAGAAAACTTGCTAACGCAAGAAGAAGTATGGGATGTTGTTGAGTTTGCACGATATCTAAATGGATATAGTAACATGATGCTAACTCCCGACCTAATTAACAGTCGGATGAAACAAATCAACTTAAATCCAATTGCCGCAACTGAAGCTTTGCTTACAGTAGCAATGAAAGACCCAAAAGGTCATGAAGAAGAGCTCCAAGCTTTTTCACAGAATTTCGAGCTTGTTTCAATGGTATATAAACGACTTATTTCGTATTCAGCAAACATGCTATCGTTTGATATAACCTATACCTCTGACGCAAAGCCAGATGATTACAAACTTCCAAGGTACAAAAAAGACCTTGAAAATGTAGAATCCTTCCTTGATAAGTTTGAATATAGAAAAGAGTTTAGAGCTGCCGTAAGAGGTATGCTTAGAAACGATGCTTATTTTGCAGCCTTTTTTGATTTGGGTAATAGATATATTCTGCAAGAGCTCCCATCTGAATATTGTAAAATAACAGGAAGGTGGGAAGGCGGGCTACTATTTACTTTTAACTTCGAATGGTTTAATCAACCCGGAGTTGATATTAGTATGTATCCTGACTGGTTTAAGCAAAAGTATGTCGAACTTAACGAAAAAAGAAAGCAAATATATAATGAAATCGATAAGTATAAACCGTATTTGCCTGTAAACAAAAGGGGTAATTCATATTACATGACTTGGGTGGACGTTCCTCCTGAAGTCGGGGTGTGTTTTAAATTTTCTCCGGAACTTGCAACAAGACTCCCTTATTTTACACCTTTGTTTAATGATTTAGTTTTACAACC